GCTCTTGTACCGCCATGCTTGGATTGAACTTTGGAATGAATGTCGGTCTGTTTTTTTTCTTGCGTGTATTCGCCCAGTCTTCACTGTGATAGATTCCAATGATATCCTCATCTTCACCTTCAACCGCAATGCGACATTCCTCGAATGGTAAGTGGCGCAGCTTTGCGATGCTCTTTCTATCATTCGAATAAATTACCTCAACGAAATAACCGCCATACTTTTTGAAGTCATGCGATGCTGCATAATACTGACCATAAACGTCAAGTGCTTCAATCCTATCCTGCCCAACATTCGATGTCATTCCTTTCCCGGCAATCATGTCACCGATGGAAATGCACAACGAACCATGCACCGGACTTGACTCACTCAATTCGCGCAAGTATTGTGGGAACAAATTGTTCACCCCGAATGCCACCCAGCCACCACGATCAACTCTCTCAACTGAACTGACTGGTTGATATTCTTGCAGCTTGACGTTTACTATGTTGTTATCCATTGTAGATTATGTCGTCTTGTATAGTTATTGTCGGCACTTCAAAGTAAATGCCTGAATCGTTCAAATATAAGTATCCTCGCTCACATATTCCCACTACACTCGCATCTGTTGGGTCTAAATTACTATTTGAATTTTGACCATATACCTCGTATCGGTAGCGACCCGGTAAGGTGAGAGAGACAGTTGTAACTTCCAATGTCGTTACACGCTGATTCTCGTTCACAATGGTGGGAACTTGCGCGATAGTATTGCCCACATTACTATTTTCTTCATGCGAAATGATTAACAAATAATCAGTGAACGCAGTTGTATAGTATTGCCTTGCCTCATCGAGTGAAAGTCGCAAGGTTTGATTCGCAGTATTTGTGTTAAGATAGACCATATATAAAAAAGGTGGGCAGTGCGCCCACCCTTTTAATGTGATTTAGTTGTGGTTATTGATCTTCGGTTGTAGGACTTACAGTGTAATTAGCCGCAGTCATGGTCGCATCATTCAACGTGTAAGGTTGAACTGGCTCATCACTTGTGAAAGTCAACTGATAACCCTGCAAGTCACCGAATGCAGCTCCGGTCTGGAAAGTTCCTGCGGTCATGTACATTCCGTTAGTTGTTCCGAAAGCAAGTATTTTACCGCTATTCAATTCAACAAACAATCCTACACGTGCTTTGGCAAGTGCTTCGAGTTCTTCACGCTTACTCGCATTGATGTTCTTCAAACTCAATGAAACGCTGTGAGTATAGAACACCGTTCCATTCTCCAAAGAAACAGTCGGATTGAAAGTTGCAGAAGCCGAGTTTTTAAGTGGCTCATAAGTATAAACCGTTCCACTTCCTGCGGTAACTTCAGCCGGAGTACCACCGATAGTGTAGGTTAATTGGTCGAATTTGCCGATGTATATTTTCTTGATACCCCCGATGCTATCGTTGCATCCGAGTGTGAATCCCGTGGATAAGTTACAACTCATATTTGTATTTTATTAAAGGGCGGCTATTACACCGCCCTATTGTTTTTGATTATTAGAAGTTTGCTCCGTAAGCAACGATCTCATTACCGAAACCGTACTGAACACCAGCGAAGAAACGAGCGCGGAAACGCACATTGTCAGAAGCATCAAGGTCAGTCATGTCAAGAACTTTCACTTCGTTCCAGTCAGAAAGAAGGTTAGTTCCGAACCACAAGTTTGACTTTTGAGCCATCAGCATGTGGTTAGCAGGAAGACCTGGGCAAACGTGAATCTGATATCCGAAATAAGACTTCGGCATTTCAGGACCACCGTAAGTGTACCATCCGTTTCCTGCACCAGCGTTAGCAATCATGTAGTCTTCCCATATATCTTGTGACAAGTAGATGATTGGCTTTTCAGTTGCACCCTTTACACCTTGTGGGCAAGCAGCAACCAAAACACCGATTTGAGCAATTACGTTGCTTGAGTTGATAGTGGTAGGAGTTGGCTTGATAACAGTTCCATCAGCAGCCATAAGAGTAACGAATCCATCGTACTCACCAGCGTTGGCTGAATCTCCGTTCCAAATCAAATCTTCGTTCTTTGCACCAGCACCGCCCAAGATTGTAGCTATCAAAGCATCAGTCAATGAAGCAGGCAGGATGTCTTTTTGGATGTCACCAGCATCCCAGTCGTGAAGCAAGCTTCCGTTCTCTGCACCGAGATCACCCTTGCAGATTTGACGGTGAATTTGAAGCTTCTTAATCTCAAGGATTCTTTCATCCAAAGTGATCTCACCAGTTGGAGTGAAGTCGCAAGTAGCATCAGCGAAAGTGATGTCATCTACCAAACGTCTTACGACCTGCTTGTAGTCAACATTCTCTTTTACAGTGATTCCTGCGAGTGTTTCGTTTGACATAAATGCAGCGCGGATATATCCACCTGCAACCTTACCCGAGTAAGTTGTAGTTAATGAAGTAGTTGTAGCCATTTTATTTTATAGTATTATTTTTTGATGTTTTGTATTTGAGCCATTACACGCTCTTGGTATGTCATTTGCGCCCATGCTTTCGCAGGAGCAGAAGCAGACAAGGTCGCTTTCTTTTCTTTTACCGATGGAGCTGCTGGAGCTTTCTTCAGTGCAGCAAGTTCAGTTGCACTTACTGTGGCTTCAGTCTTTGCCTTTGCAAGTTCTTCGCTCACCGCAGAAAGTTCAGCGTTCTTTGAATCGAGTGCGCTCTGAAGGTCAGAGATTTTTTGTGATAGTGAATTGATTGTAGCAATGATGTCTTCGCTGCTCATTTCACTTTCAACTTCTATCTCTTTTACTTCAGCAATTTTGCCATCCTCACCAACGATGAGAATCTTTCCATCTTCGAGTGGATATTCACCAGCTCCAACCGGAAATACGTTACCTTCCGCATCCTTCATGTAGCAATCCGAACCAACACCGAAGTCATCGGCACTTGTGTAAATCATGTTACCATCAGCAAGACGTGCTTCGGCTTCAAGTTTCACCTCTGATTCGAACTTCACACCGTGCGCATTCGGGTCAATTCCAAACTTTTGGAAGATGCCCAGTAATTGATCTTTCAATTTCATTTGTATAAGTTCTTTTGCGTATAACGGAAGAACTCCGATTTTGCCCAGTTCGGTGGAAAAAAAGTTGAAAATGAAAAAACCCCCACCGTTGTGAGGGTTTCCCTGTAACCAATTAACAACAAACAATTTATAACAAAAAGCGTTGCGAATTTATATGTTAGCGAGGACTCGCTCTATCTCTTTTATCAGTAACGATTCAACACTCACGTGATTCATTTCCACAACTTGTTCAGTGAACATCCCTTCGATGCTGAATCCACGAATAGCACCGGACTTCACTTCTTCCCATACGTTGTCATCGTCAACCTTTGCCCCGATAAACCATGTGCCATCAGGTAAATCGCTCAATCCGAGTGCAATGCTTTTATCGCTATCACCTTCTTTGAGCCATGATTCCACAATAGTGACTCCGCTCACTGGGTATTGATGCTGAAGGTTTGTGGTATGGTGTAAGTTCTTTTTGTAGAAGTTGTGTGCAAGTGTTTCGATTGTTTCTTTTTCGAACTTCATGTAATATTCCTCATTGTTTTGGTCAATGCGAAGAATCAACTTTTCGGGTATGAGTGCAGCACCGTATAACATCCTGCGCTCTTTGTCCACGCTTGACAACTTTACTTTCTCGCTTGAGAGTGCAACCCAATTTTCTTCGATGGCAGGAACGTCAACAAGTCCCATTGCCGTGATTCCGAGTTTACCGTTCTCGTCAATCACACATTTTACTATTCTTTTTTTATCCATTTTATTTTAATTTATTCGTGCTAAATCTCTGACTTTGTCGCGTGCTTCAACTGCACTACTAACGTCTTGCGCAAGTACATACGCTTTCGGTGTTTGTTCCGGGCGGTTTTGCAATAAACCTAAATTGAGAGCATTGAATGTGGGAACTGTCCCCACATTACCCCCACCGCCTGCGCCAACTGAAGGAACACCGCCCCCACCTCCGCCACCTGAATCACCCGACTCGCTGAATTTTGTCGATGCGATTTTTGCTATTTGTGCAATACCCGTTGCAGCTGCTATTCCTGCTTCAACAAATTGAATACCGGTTGCAAGTTTAATCGGATTACCTCCTGCGGTCAATGCAGCCGTAACGGCTAACCCAGTTTGAATACCTGCCTGCGCAATACCATACGCTTTATTACGATTGAATGCAGCGCGTGCGCCCTTCTTATTGTTGGCACTAAAGGCAGCGTCTAATGCAGACAATGCACCAATGGCATCACTTGCAAGTTGAACTTTTTTTCTATTTAGTTCTCTTTGCCTTGCTTCCTCTTCCTTTGCGTATTTTTCTTTGATTGTATTTTGCTCTGATTCGTAAAGTTCGGTGAGTGCGGTTGTGTCCTGACCTGCTTGTTCAAGTAGTGTCTTTTGTTCAAAGTATTTGTCGCGTGACCTTTGTAATTCAAGTTCCTGCGCAGATTTTCCTTGTTCATCCAGACGTTGCTCAATCTCTAATTGTATCGCTTCAATTTCATCGCCTTGCGCTATTTGTGCAGCACGGCTTAAATCATTTGCATTCTTCCATATCGCTGCAAGACGGTCGGCAAGT